TCACCTAGAGGCGATACGGTTGATCCAGGAAACCATTTTGCAAGGGGGATTGTATGCGTATGCGATGCCACGCGGAAACGGGAAAACCACGCTGGTTGTGGCGGCTGCGGAGTGGGCGGCCTGTTATGGCCATAGACGCTACGTTGTTCCAATCGGAGCCACGGCACCACACGCGGCGGCTATGCTGGAAACGATCAAAACGGACTTTGAGACGCGAGAGGAATTGTTGGCGGACTTTCCTGAGATATGTTACCCGGTTAGAAAGCTAGAGGGGATCAATAATCGGGCGGCTGGCCAGGTGCTATCGGGTGTTAGGACTCGGATCAAGTGGACGGAAAAGCGAATCGTTTTGCCTACGGTGATGGATCGGGAAAACCGCCAGCAAGCATTAGCAAGCAGTGGCGTGATTATTCAGACCGCTGGACTACTGGGGGCCATGCGCGGCATGCAGTACACCACTGCCGACGGTGTGACGCATAGGCCCGACTATTGCATTTTGGACGACCCGCAAACCGACGAATCGGCCCGGCGGCCAGCGCAGACGGCTACACGGTTGCGCGTAGTAACGCGATCGGTGCTAGGGCTAGCGGGGCCAACTAAGAAGATTTCGGCAATGTGCCCTTGCACGGTGATACAGCAAGGGGACTTGGCCGATCAGTTGTTGGACAGAACGGCCAATCCAGAGTGGCGCGGGCATAAAACGGCGCTACTGCGATCACTGCCGACAGACTTAACGCATTGGAATAAGTACCGCGAGCTACGCGGGGACAGTTTACGCGAGCATGAGGACATAAGACTAGCCACCGACTACTACGCACAGAACAGGCTGGCCATGGACGCGGGATGTGTGCCGAGCTGGGCGCAGCGGTTTGAGCCTCACCAGTTGTCGGCTGTGCAGTACGCAATGGACATCTGGGCCAAGGACGAAAGCGCGTTCTGGGCCGAGTACCAAAACCAGCCATTACAGGAGGAAGAAACCGGGATTGAAACGCTGCGAGCTGCGGAGCTGCTTGAGCGATGCAATCAGCGACCACGGCGAACGGTGCCAGCGTGGGCAACAAAGCTAACCGCGTTTTTCGATGTGCAGCAAGACGTTTTGCCGTGGCTGGTGGTGGCTTGGGCCGACGATTTGACCGGCGCGGTTATAGATTACGGAGCCTACCCCGAGCAGTCGAAACGATATTGGACGCTGCGGGATTTGACAAAGACGCTTCGCGATGTGACGCAGGCGGCCACGGTGGAGCAGGCGTTAGAAATGGGGCTTGGGCAATTAGCCGACCAGTTGCTAGCCACAACATGGACCCAAGAGGACAGCGGCAAGCAGTGCAAGGTGGACTGGCTTGGTATCGATGGCAATTGGCAGTTGTCTACAGAAATGGTTTACCAAGTGGCCAGGGCACGGCAGCGAGTCTACGCGCACCACGGGCGGTTTGTGGGTGCTGCTAGCTTGCCGATGGAGGGTTGGAAACGTGAGCCGGGCGTCAGGCAAGGGCATTTCTGGCGGCTACTGCCAGGCCGCAAGGTCCAGACCGATATTAACAGTTGGAAAACCATTGTCGCCAAGCGGCTGCGGGCCGAAGTGGGCAAGATGGGTTCAATAGAGTTTTTCGGGGATCGGCCCCGAGTGCATGAGTTGCTAGTTGACCAGTTGAGCGCAGAGTATGGCGTACAGGTGGAGGGCCGAGGGCGACGGGTGACCGAGTGGAAGCTAAGGCCGGGCCGGGACAATCACTATTGGGATTGTTTGGTAGGGTGTGCTGTGGGTGCCAGTATGGTTGGCGGCACGATCGCCGGGCAGGCGAAGGCCACGCGCAAGCGTAAGACCTGGGAGGAAATCCAGGCAGATCGGCGGCGCAATGGATAGCGAGCATGTAGAACAGGCCAGCGAGCAAGCCGAACAACCGCGCCGGCTGCGCTGCCCAAAGTGTGGCTGTGAGCATTTGCCGGTTTGGTACACTAGGCCCAAGGCTGGACGAGTGATTACGCGGGTAAGGAAATGCAGGCACTGCGGGAAACGGATTGAAACGACGGAGAGAATTACAGGATGACAATAAGAAGGATGGTCAACGAACTAAGAGAGCTGGGGGGGAATTTGCGGCCATGAGCGGAGAATGTGCAATTGGTGCTATTTTAGATGGGTTTGGTGTTAGTAATGTAAATGGCGGGCCATTGGATGGACTATACATTCAAGGGCCGGAAGTCGTAATAGACCCAGCAAAACCAGGCTATAAAATTTGGGTTAACTATAACCACGAATACGTTTGGTGTTTTACAAAATGTGTTTGGGAGTTTTCAGGGGCACCACGGGCGGAAGCTGGCTTTAATGTGTTGCCGTTTGTTTTTCCTATTAACTCGGAAGCATAACAACCATTCTTCCCACCCAGCGGGCTATAACAGATATTTTCCCGCTAGATTCCATCTATGGAATACCGACTCGTTAGCATTATTGTAACGGCTGCCGGATCGCGACAGAATGCACTCTCTAAGGTAAACGGACCTGGAACGCGACGGCAGCGGGGGGTAGAACCAGCCCCCCGCTGCAATCTTACCAGTGGGGCGGTGCATGGACGAAACAGCGGTTGCTGATGCGATCAATGAGCCTAAGCAGGCTACGGCTGACGGTGTGAGCGTACAGCAGCATTCGCTACCGGATTTGATCCAGGCAGAAAAGTATCTAGCCGCTAAAGCAGCGGCGTCTAAAAAGCACAGCGGGCTAAGGTTTGCCAAGTTGGTGCCACCGGGCACGATCGGAGGCAACGGCTAGCTATGGGTACTGTTCTGCTATCCGATTGGACTCTTGAAGCGACCAAGCCAGCGGCAAAGCTGCAAGCCAGGTTGCTGCCATCGGTGCGGGCACGCTACGACGCGGCCACGATCGACGACGACAACAGACGGCACTGGGCCAATGCGGATAACCTATCGGCACGCCAGGCCAATAGCCCCGATGTGCGGGACCGGCTGCGCCGGCACGCACGGTATGAAGTGGCTAATAATTGCTACGCGCGGGGAATCGTCAACACGCTGGCGGACATCACGATCGGTTACGGGCCGACGCTGGTAGTACAGCAGGCCAGCCAGCAGGCCGACCAGTCGAGCAGTTACGAAGATTTGTCAGAGGTTGCCCGGTTGTTTACCGATTGGGCCGACGAAATCAATCTTTGGGGCAAGTTGTGGACCATGCGAGTCAGCAAGGCCCAAGACGGCGAAGCGTTTGCGATTATGCGGACGAATCCGCGTTTACAAGGTGCGGTTCAGTTAGATTTGCAGTTGGTGGAAGCCGAACAGGTGACCGATGGCCTAATGGGCACCGAATGGCTAGACCCGCGCAAGGTGGACGGCCTAGAGCTGGATGATTTTGGCAATCCGCTAATTTTCAAAGTGCTGATGGATCACCCAGGCGATTTGGCAATCAGCCAAGAGCCGATCAAGATTCCGGCTAGCCAAATGTTGCATTGGTTCCGATGCGATCGGCCCGGCCAGGTGCGGGGTATTCCAGAAATTACACCAGCCCTACCGCTATTCGCTCAGTTGCGGCGGTTCACGTTGGCCACGCTGACAGCCGCAGAAACGGCGGCGGACATTGCGGCGCTGCTAAAGTCTACACTGCCAAGCGACGACGAAGATTTGCCAGCCAGTTGGGAGCAAATACCCATTGAGCGCGGCACGATGACCACGCTTCCCGAGGGCTACGATTTGGCCCAAATGAAGGCCGAGCATCCAACGACCACCTACGAAATGTTCAAGCGGGAAATCCTATGCGAGATAGGCCGGACGCTGCAACTACCCAAGATGGTAACGCTGCTAGATGCCAGTAACTACAACTACAGCAGCGGCAGGCTGGACAAGCAAACAACAGACCGGGCGATAGACGTTGAGCGTTACCAGTGTGATTTGCAGATACTGCGCAAAATCTGGGGGGCATGGTTTGCGGAGGCGGTGAGGATCACCGGCTACTTGCCAGCGAGCGTGGAAGCGGGCATGGCGGTTCGTCCACGCTGGCTGTGGCAGCAGTTGGGCCATGTTGACCGGAAGAAAGAAGCGGACGGGGCGGCGGCGGATTTGGCAAACAATACGACCACGCTGGCCGATGAGTGTGCCCGTATGGGCTTGGATTATCGGGAAGTTATCAGGCAGCGGGCGCGGGAACTGGCCGAGCTGCGGGAAGCGGGCTTGGTGCAGATCGCACCACAACAACCAATAGGAGACACTCGGCAGCGGGTGGAAGAGGGATCAAATGATGAAGAGCTTGAAGAAGTTGAATAGCAATTACCCAATGATTTTGGCCAAGGGTGCGGCGGGTGCGGCTGCGGTGATTCACTGCCATGGCGAAGCTACGATTACGGCTGCCGGTGAAAGCACCGAAGGCAAGCGGGAAACCAAAATCAATTTGGTGGCCTACAACGGCGGCCCGTTAATTGTTGGCGGCTATGATGCCCCGATCTACGTTGACCTGGATGGTCTGACCGGGCTTAACCGACCCATGCCGATCCTACGCGAGCATGACAAAAGCCGCATTGTTGCTTCGGCTACACCGCAGCGAGTGGGCCAAACCGTACAAGCCGAAGGCCGATTGGTGGGTGCCAGTGCCGATCGCCAGCAAGTGGAAGAACTGGCTGCCGACGGGTTCGCTTGGCAGGCTAGCGTTGGTGTGCGGCCTAGCTTGGTCGAACGGATCAAGGCTGGCGTTAAGGCTGTGGTAAACGGTGTGACCGTGGACGGCCCGGCCTACATTGCGCGCAAGAGCCGGTTGATTGAAACGAGCATCGTTACCATTGGTGCCGACGCTGACACGTTTGTCGGAATTGCGGCGACCGATCCAGGCGATGGCGACAGCGACGGCGACGACCCACAACCGGCCAGCAGTTTATTGGCAATCAAGGCCGAGCGGGCCAGGCGCGATGCGATCGAAGCAACAGCGGTGCGCATGATTAAACAAGGCGGAGACATTGAAGCCATCGAAGCGGCTATGGATGAAGCGATCAAAGCCGGAACTAACACAATGCAATTTGAGCTGCAATTGTTGCGAAACCAACGACCAAGCCGGGCAATCCGCAGCGGAGGCCGAGAGGACCTAAGCGGGCAATCGCTAGAGCAAGCGGTTGAGGCGTCAGTGGTTCGAGGTCTAGGCTTGCTGGGCGGGTCGATCGAAGCGGCCTACAACGAGCAAGTTTTATACGCGATGGATCGGCACGAAGATTTGCGCCATGGTTTCACGATCAAAGACTTGCTGTGTTTTGCTGCGGAGCGTAACGGCCAGCGTGTTAGCCGCCATAACATCGATGGCATGATGCGGGGCGCGTTTGCGGACGTTCGAGCTAGCGGGCTTTCGACGATCAGCGTTAGCGGCATTTTGTCAAACATTGCCAACAAGCAATTGAAGGCTTCGTTTGAGGCTATCGAGTCAGCGTGGCGGCAAGTAACGGAAATCGTACCAGTACGCGATTTCAAGACGATCACCAGCTATAGCTTGACCGGCGATGCGACTTTCCAGCGTGTGGCCCCAGGCGGTGAGCTGAAGCATGCCATGCTAGGCGAAGCGAGCTACACCAATAAGGCCAATACCTACGGGCGCATGTTCGCTTTGGAACGTGAGGACATCATTAACGACGATTTGGGGGCCTTGCGATCGGCACCGCAGCGGCTGGGCTTGGGTGCGGCGCGTGGCTTGAACGATGTTTTCTGGACCGAGTTTCAAGAAAACGCGGGTAATTTCTTCCATTCCAACAATAAGAACTTGATCGCCAGCGGTTCTAGTTCTGCTTGGTATCTGTTGGTGGACCCCATGGAGCTAGCCATGATCCAAACGGTATTTTTGAATGGACGCCAGGTACCAACAATCGAAACTGCCGACGCAGACTTCAAGCAGTTGGGAATCCAAATGCGTGGCTACTTCGATTTTGGCGTTAAGAAGCAGGAGCCACGCGCGGCGGTTAAGTCGCCAGCGGCGCTAACGATCGACGCGGTAACGGCGGCCAACCAGTTGCTACTGGATCAGAAGGACCGCGACAACAAGCCGCTTGCGCTGCGGCCCGCCATCATGTTGGTTAGCACCAGCAACGCGGCTACGGCTGAAGAAATCAATAAGGGCACCATGCTAACGGGCGTGTCGTCCAGCAAGAACCCTAACGTAAACATTTGGGCGGGCCGGTTCAGGGTGGTGACTAGTGCCTATTTGACCAATACCTAACAGGTGACGCATTGAGCATGCTACAACGCGGTGCCGCTTGGCTACACGCCCGGCGGCACGGCAAGCTATCGGAAACGGTGTTATACCAGCGGGTAGGGGCTACCGAGCCTACGGCCTTGCTGGCGACACGCTGTAGAACGGTAACGGATCAAGTGGCCGAAGATCAGATTTTGGTTAGCGGTCAAACGATGGATTGGATTTTTAGGACCGAAGATTTTGAAAGTGCGCTAGGGCCATTTCCTGAGCCACGCGACACCATTACCGCAAGCGGTGTGATTTTCCAAGTGGCGGGAATCGGTGGGGAGCAGGCTTGGCGATTTAGCGACGAATACGATAACGCTATTCGCGTGCATACGGTGCGGCTGTGAGCAAAATCAAAGAGGTTCTAGAAGCGATCCAAGAAAAGTTGACTGACGATTGGGTTTGGGATACCGAGCCGACGGCGGAATGGTTCCCAAACTTGGAGCAAACCAAATTGAGGACCAACGGGCTTAGTGCCATAGTGTTGCCGGTGAATAGCCCAATAGACCCGGCAGCGAGAAGCATACAGCAGCAACAACCTAACATCCATATCGCCATTGTGGCCCCGATTGAAGCGGGCGGCCTGGATGAAGGGGACGCGGTTGTAGAGTTGGCGGAAGAGATAGGGCGGGCGCTGGTGCATACGACGCTAGCGCTGGCGGGCGGTGGAAGTGTTGCAATTGTCGAAGCTGGCTTGGAGCCGGTGATTGTGGCCGACATGGCCCGGCAATTCAATTTGTGGGTGAGCTATTTGAAGTTAGAGGTATCAGTCAATGATTAAGACCAACGTAATGGGATTGTGGGTAGCGATTTGTTTGGCTGGTCTAGCACTGGGCCAGGCGTGCCCGATTTGCCCGCCAGCCAATCAGTATTCGGTACCGCTAGGGCTGCACGGTTATCAATGCGTGGCTGGCCAGTGTGTCCTTGTGCAGCAGCCAACGACCACGATTAAAGCGTTATCTACCCCAGAGGGTGTGGAATTGGTGCTAACCGGCCAAGTGGTGGCCGACGGCCCGCATTGCCGTTGCATTGTGTCTGGGAGCTGCGGAAGCGGCACGATTTGCGGAGCCGATGCAGACGGGGCCTATGTGCTGAGTAACGCGCACGTTTGGGGTACGCAGATCGGGAAGTCGGTCAATGTGGACTTGGTTAGCGATGGCCAAACAAAACGAGTTGTAGGCCGGTTGGTGTTTGCTGGTTACAGTAGTAGCCGTATGGTGGATTTCGCCATTGCCTACGTTCAGGGGCTAAGCAGTAAGCGCTATATGCCAATGCTCAAAGAGGAGCCTAATAATCCGCCATTTGGCACCACTGGTAGCCCACGATGTGTTTGGCCATTGGTTACCAAGGAATTTAACGACCCTAGAAACTACGGCCAGGGTTTGATTACCGGAACGCCAAACGCTATCGGTGGGCAATCGGGATCGGCAATCTACAACAGCACAGGCCAGCAGATCGCCCTGCTTACTTGGTCGATCAATGGCCGGTGCGCTGGCCAGAAAACCAGCAAGCTATGGCAGGTTGCCCAGTCTCGGGATGTGTCAGACGCGGACCTAAGACCAACGGGCCTATCGGAAATCAGCGACCTATCGGGCCAGCGACCGGAAACGCAGGAAGGCGTTTTTGGAACGTGTGCATTGTTCCAGGTGGAAGCTGCCGACGATGACGGATTTAGCATTGTAGGTCCCAAGATGCGACCACTAACGGAAAACGTCATTGCGTCCAACGTCAACGCGGCTATGGACGAAATGCCTATTTGGTTTGTGCCGGGCGGTGGCGGCGGTGGTGGTGGCGACAATGGCGGCGGCGGCGATGAAGGCACCGAAGGCGGCGATTGTGTGAAGCTCACACCCAAGGAAAAGGCACTCATTGATTTTCTACGGCAGCAACAGCAGGAAACGGCTAACGGTGAGTTTCTAAAGTCGATCGACTGGGTAAAGCTGTTCAAAACTATTATGGAAATTATTTCGCTTATCAATTCGATGAAGTGATGCAGATTCAACTAGCACTGCGCGTGCTGGATTGGCAGCCCGCAAAGGTGACCAATGCCTATCTGAAAGCAGAGCGGCAAGTATTAACGAAAGCAGCGGCCCGAGGGCGAACGATCGCCAGGCGGGCTATGAGGAAACGAAACAGAGCAGCTAGGCCGGGGGAAGCTCCATCGGTCAGGCAGGGCCAGTTGAAGCGGTTTCTGTTGTTTGCCTATGAGGCCGACAAGCATACCGCAGTATTTGGCCCCAAGAAGTTGCAAGGATCGGGCGACACGCCAGAAGCGCTAGAACACGGCAAGACAACGGGCCGAATGGTGGGACGGGGAAAAAACAGGCGGCGGCAATCGGTGGCCTACGAAAAGCGGCCAGCCATGGTACCGGCCTTACAAGATATATCGCCGGGCCTACCGGCAATGTGGAAGAATGCGATTAAGTAAACGGGAGTTTTAATATGTCGGTAGTGCATGGTTGGCAGAGTAAAGGTTACCGCGACAGCGCAAGCAGTGGGGCAGGCAATCCGGCCAGCCCGACCTGGACCGAGCTGGGCGAATTGTCGGACGTTAAAATTGACGCTTCGCAAAGTGAAGCCGACGCCAGCGTTAGGGAAGCGGGCGGAATCGAGTTGACAGAGCCAAGTATGCTTCAAGTGACCGTTACGGCAACGCTGCAATGGAGGGCTAATAACGCAAACTGCTTGGCACTGCTAACCGCGTTTCAAAACCGCGCGGCCATTAACATGATGTTTTTGACCGGGGCCAGCAACGATGCCAACGCACGCGGCTACAAAGGGGACTTCAAGGTATTCGGTTTTCCGATCGATCAGCCGCTAAAGGATTTGGTAAAGATCGAGCTAACATTCCGGCCATGCGTTAGCACGCGATCACCAACGAACTATGTACAGGCGGCCAGCGGCAGCGCGTAGCATTTTCCAGGCGGTAGGAGTAAGGGACCGGAAACCATGACAATACGCGGCTGGCAGTGCAAGTTGTATATCGACGCGGCAGATGATTTTGAGGAACCCGATTTTCAAGAGGTTCTAACAGTCATTGATGCCAAGCTAGAGTTACAGCAGTTAGAAGTAGACGCCAGCCACCGTGGGGCGGGTGGTATTGAGATCACCGAGCCAGGACTATTGCAGGCGCGAATAACCGGCCAGCTATTATGGCAGAACGACGATACAGTTACAGAATTTTTACGTGACGCTTTCCATAGTCGATCGCCGGTACTTACTAGGGCTTTAACCGGCAGCATCGGCAACACTAACTCACGCGGCGTTTGGGGGTACTTTAACGTATTGAGTTTCCCAAGCGATCAGCAGTTGAAGGAATTAGTTAAGGTAGATTTTGTGCTGGCCAGTAGTGCCCAGCGCGGATCGCTAAAGTATATCGACTGGGACAACGGCGCGGCGGAGCTGGCGGCGGTTGCAGATCAGGCTGGGGAAGTGGAAGAAACCGGGGGCGACGATGCCAGCGAAGTGGACTGACGAACAGGGCCGGGAATGGCTGTTAGAGGTGACGGTGCCAAACATTCGCAAAGTGCGAAGCGCGACCGGCCACGATTTGGCCAAGATGTTTACGCCAGAGCGTTTGGCAAATTTGCTATCAGACGTTTTGCAGCTGGTCGATGTGCTGGCCGAACTAACCAAGCCGCAGTGGCAGGCTAAGGGTTTAACGCAGGATGATTTTGAGCTGGGTTTAATCGGTGCGGCCATAGAACGGGCAACGGATGCACTAATGCAGGCGGGCAGCGATTTTTTACCCCCTGCCCAGGCCGCGATTGTTCGGGGACTCTGGGCGAAAACGCGGGCGACCAGCCAGGCAATGGAGCAGGTGGCGCTGGCGACGATCGAAGCGGCGGATTAGGTTGGAACACGGTAGAGGAATTTTGGCGGGATTACTGCGAGCTGTGCGGGTTTTGCAGTGTGTCCCCAGAGTGGTACACGTTTGGGGAATTGCTGGCGGTAGCCGATGGCCAGCGTAACCGGATGAAAGCGGCGGCAATTGAAGTTGGCTTGGCACTGTTTGGGCCAGCTAAAGAATAGCAAAAAAGGCAGCGGGAAAAATGGCACTATTACTGGATGGGGCAACGGCTAACGGAGCGGGTGATACTGAGGCAATGACCGAGCCATGCACAGTACACGTAGGCGGGACGTTCAAAGGGGCCAAAGTCTATTTGGAAATTGGCAGCGAGGACGTTGGGCCTTACCCTATTTCCGGCGTGCCAGCGTTCAGCGGACCCGGCCAGGTGGTGATTGATGCGGTTGGCCCGTACAGCCTACGCGCACGAGTTGACCAGGCAGGCGAAGGCACCAGCATTTTTGTCGAGGCGGTAACGGCGTAATGAATCTAGCCAGACCCATAGCCAGACCAATAGCTAGGCGTGCTGCCAGGTTGCTGGGTGATTATCGCCCCGCAGCCGGTGGACCTATACGCTTGACGGAGGCCGCTTGGGAGGCACTGACAGAGTACGATTGGGCGCAGGCTTATATTGTCGAAGGCGTGGGGGAGTATCTAGGGCCGACGCTTGTGACGCCAGCGGCGTGGGCACCAGCGGCAGGCGATTACTACGTTAGCAAGTCTGGCAGTGATGCAAATAACGGATTGTCAGAAGGTGCGGCAAAACTAACTATTGCTTCAGCATTCAACGCGATTAGCACCAGCAACAGCGGCCCAATTACGATTTGGGTAGACTCGGGCACCTACACAGAAAACCTATCGGGCGGCTATTTTCTGTTCAGCAATAAAGCGTTTGCCTATATGGTCACGATACGGGGCAAGCCGGGCACGCTGCCCATTATCATTAACGCAAGTGGTAGCTATACAATTCGGCCCAATGGGACTTGCGCCAATGTGCGGTTCCGCAATATGAAAGTCCAGGGGGCTAGTGGGTCGCTTGGGTTTGTGTTCTACAACGGCAGTAGCCTAACTAACTTTGAACTGGTTGAGTGTGTTTTTGAGGATACCAACAGCAGGCCCACGGCCATTTCGTTTGCTGGTACCGGACAATCTAACATAGCCGTTAAGCGCTGCACGTTTACCAGTGCGGCAGCGTTCGGCACTAGTACGCTAATTGTTACTGGCTTTAAGTTTATCGGCAACGACTACACAAACACGTTAGTGGCAACCTTGGCGACAGGCGGGGGCACGCATACGCTTAATAGCAATAAAATAAGCGGCCCCATACTGCTGACTGGCCACGCTAGCACCTCTACAAGTTTTCAAATGTATGGCAACACTTGCCGCAACATGGCCCACACAGGCGGGGCGACTGGAAACCGATCAACGATCAATTTCAACCGCAACACTGTTGACGCGGGCAGCGGTGTTAAGGGCGTGTCTGTTATCGGTTACTTCTCTAGCGATTCAACATTTGACGACAATACGATTACAGCGTTGGGCCAAGTTGGTTTGGCAGTGCCCGACGATGGTGGAACGTCAGCGGGCGACGGCTACACGATGCGGCGTAACGTGATTACCAACAACGGCACCAGCGGCCACGCGATCCTACTATCGACCGGCAGCAGCAATGCCACGGTAACGGATAACGTCACTTTTGCTAACGCGGGCGGGTCCTATGGTGCAGTAATAAAGGGCACAGGCCACACAGTTACCGGAAATGATTTGACAGGTGGCGGCAATAGCGGCGTTTTGTTCAAAGACGGATCGGGCCACACGTTTACCGCCAACACGGTACGCAGCCCAGTTAGCGGAGCGGTGGCGCTGCGTTTTGATAACGCTACCGGCTGCACGATTACCGAGAATGATTTTATTGTTTCTGCCGGTGTGCTATATAGTTTCTTGTCGGCGCACGGCACGGGTAACGTGATTGATAC